ATCCGCAATTGCTAAAGCAAAAATAAATAAAGCACCGACTAAGCAACAATTACAACGCGCCATAGGTGTTAATTGGGCTAACTGGAAACCGGGCAATAGAGCCGCCGCCGCATTAGTCAAACCGCCTAAAGGATTACAAACGTTACTAGATAGGCGAGGCGTAACGATACAAGGTTTAAATAGAACTTCGTTAGACCGAATAGGAACGGCACTTGCTAACGCTTTACGTAAAGGGCAAACACCGCAAGCCGTAGTAGGAACTATTTTGGAAGAAATTGCTGGCTATCGGGAGAAGTTAGCAAAAGAATTAGAAATTGAAATTGAAGATATTTTGTCCGATAGCGAGCGCGCTTTAAATATTGCTCAAACAGAAATGAGCCGTGCCGTCAGCGTGGCGAACCGCGAATTGTATGAAGATAGTGGCGTTGAACTGGTAGAGTGGTTGGTTGCTGAACCTTGTGATTTATGCCAAGAGAACGCAGACGCTTCGCCTATCCGTATTGACGAGCGTTTTCCTAGTGGAGATACGGAACCGCCAGCGCACCCAAACTGCGTTTGTGATATTGCTCCGTATGTCGTAGATACACGCAATATAGGCGAAGACGCTATTTCCATAATTCTAGGAAATGAGGATTAATGTCTAACGAAAAAAGCGCAGATGGTTTTTCACCACCGCAACAAGTTAGAAGTAATGCTAAACGTGGCTTAGAATTACGCCGTGAATTTGGGCGTGGCGGCACCGAAGTTGGTGTGGCTCGCGCAAGAGATTTATCAAATGGTAAATCAATTCCTTTGGAAACCATTAATCGTATGGTAAGTTATTTTGCCAGACACGAAGTTGATAAAAAAGGAGAGAATTGGGGCAACGCTAGTAATCCTTCAAAGGGTTATATTGCTTGGCTTCTATGGGGCGGAGATGCTGGAAAAGCGTGGGCTAATTCCATAGCGGAGAGAGAAAAGAAAAAGGATAAGTCAATGGCAATAGATACAACAAATGCGTATGCCGCAATTATTAAGCAAGAAAAACAAGATGATGGAACGCTTCTTGTTTATGGTAAGGCAACTGACGATAGCGTAGATATTGACCAGCAAATTTGTGACGCGGCTTGGTTAGAAAAGGCTATGCCAGAGTGGTTCAAATCTGGTGGAAATATCCGCGAACAACATTCAAATATTGCCGCAGGTGTTGCTAAAGAATTGGATAGCAAAACTGACGGACATTACATTTCTGCTTTAGTTGTTGACCCTGTATCTGTTAAGAAGGTAGAAACAGGCGTATTAAAAGGTTTCTCAATTGGTATCCGTGCGCCACGTATCGTGCGTGATAATAAAGCGGCAAATGGTCGCATTATTGACGGACAAATTGTAGAAGTATCGCTTGTTGATAGACCAGCAAACCCAAATGCCAAACTAATGTTGGCAAAGTCAGATAATACAGACAACTTAGTTCAAGTTGAGGAACTAATTGAGGCTGAAACCGTTAAAGGAGAAAATATGGAACACGAAGAAGATAAAGCGGTTTCACAGAAGCCGTCTAAGGAAGAAGCATTACAAAAACTTAAAGAAGCACATAAGATGTATAAAGAAATGGAAAAAATGTGCAAGGAACTTGGTTGTTCCGATGATGAAATGAAAAGCGTATTTGGCAAAGAAGAAGAAGCCGAAGAAAAGAAGCAGTATGGCGAAAGCGCCGAGGAAGAAACCGAAGAAGGTAGCAAACCTACTGCCGCTGAAGAAGAAGTTGAAGAAGCCGAAGGTAAAAAGCCACTTGATAAAAATACACACAAGTGCTTAGAGTGCGGTTGCGGTCAAGTAACTAACTCACACGGCGGCGGAGAAACAACTTTGCCAGATGGAACAACTTCCAATATGACTACCGCAACAATGGTATCGCCAGCACAAACACCTAAGAGCGTAACGGAAATTATTCCTACGCCAACAACGGAAGAAATTGGCACCATTATTGACGAAGAAGAAGATGATGAAGATTTGTCTGAAAAGACAATTACTGCAATTGTAGAAAAAGCCGTAAAGAGTGCAAAGGAAGCGGTAACTACCGAGATTATTTCCTATCAAGAGGAAATTAATAAGTTACAAGCCGAATTAGCAACGGCAAAAAGCAAGGCAGTATCTGGAGGTCCAAAGCGTTCAGGCGCAAAAATTGATATGTCCGAAGTATCGGAACTATTAAATAAAGCGGCTGAGTATCGCGCTAAGGCTTCCGTAACCGCAGATAACGATTTGGCTCGCGGTTACCGTGAATTGGCGGCAGATTTTGACGCTAAGGCAAACGCGATTAAGCCAAACAAATAATCAAACCAACTCTTTACGAAAGGAATACAATGGCACTAACAGCCCCTAAAGCCGCTGATATGTTCAGCGCGGCTGGTTCTGCAAAAGAACAAGCAGTTGCTATGGACGAATTTAAGTCAGAACTTAATAAGTCCGTATCACACGCTGTTACAGACCCAATGGCAGTTGCCGCTATCCGCGAAGGAAAAAGCACTTTCGCAGCGGCTTCTGGTGACGCAGTTGCTAATCTTGAAGCAATGGTCGCTAACAAGTCATTGGCACCAGACGCAGTAAGCGCGCTAAATAACGCACTTGCTTCACAGCGCCTAGCAATGCAGGATATCCAAAAGGATATTACTCTTACATCACCACTTAGCACATCTTTCGCGGCATTTGACCTAGAAGCACCTGCTAAGTTGCTTACACCACGCCCAACTCCACTACGCAACAAAATTGCGCGTAAGAAGGGTGTCGGTACTTCACACCGTGTTAAGAGAATTCTCGGATACACAGGTACAGGAACTGGCGGTATTGGAAACGTATGGCCGGGCATTACAGAAAGCACAACAACCGCATTTGGTTCAATTAACTACGAACGTGGTCCAAAGATTTCTTATGCCGCTGACGATTTAATTCTGCCTTATAACTCTTACTCTCTATCAGATAGCGTTTCATTTGACGCTAACTTCTCTGGTATGGGATATGAAGATTTGCGTCAATTGTCTTCAACTTCAACTCTCTACGCAACAATGTTGATGGAAGAGCGTATGATGTTGATGGCACGCGGAACTGCTTCTGGATATTCAGGCGCACTTTCAGCACCAACATTTACACTTGCTTCACCAGTAGCAAGCGGTTCACAAACCGCACTCGCAGCAGCAACTTACTATGTAAACGTTACTGCTGACGCTGGTGTTTCTGGTTCTGGTTTCGGTGAATCAATTCTCGGAACAGAAGCAAGCACAGCAGTTGCCTCTGGCGACGTTCTAACAATTACGGTTTCAACCGCAGTTGCTGGCGCACTTGGTTACAACATTTACGTTGGAACCGCAACTGGTGCGGCTAACTTGAAGTATCAGGGAACACTAAAGGGAACTGGAACCTTCACAATTCAGGGCGCAAGCGCAAGCGTAACTGGCAATAATGCGGCATTTACCACAACTGGTGCTGCTGCTTCACGTGCTTCTGCCGATACATCTGCTTACGCAACTGGTTATGACGGAATTCTTCCAACCGTTCTAGGTTCAAACTCTGGTTATAACAACGCTGTAAATAGCACCTTCTCAACATCAAATCCTGGTGTTGAATATCAGACCGTGTTCTATAACCTTTACAACAACGTAAAGGCTGACCCAGATGAGATTTTGATTAACGGCGCAGACCGCAAGCAACTCTCTGATTCAATTAAGAACGGTTCAACCGCAAACTATCGTCTAACTCTTACACAAACAGAGGCTGGCGATTACGTAGGTGGCGCAACAATTGGCGCGCTATACAACGAAGTTACAGGAAAGATGGTTCCGCTAACGGTTCACCCTTGGCTACCACAAGGCGTATCGCCTGTTCTTTCTTACACACTTCCAATTCCAGACACAGAGGTTTCTGATGTATGGGCAAACTTTATGGTTCAGGATTATATGGGTATCCAATGGCCTGTAACCCAGTTTGCTTATGAGTTCAGCACTTACTTCCGTGGAACATTCTTCTGCACCGCACCTGCTTGGAACGGCGCAGTTTCAGGAATTGTAAACGCGTAGTTAGTAAATAAGCTGTGGTGCGTCAAATAGTGGGCGCACCACAACTTAACTAAAAAGGGGGGCTATATGCCAAAGATGATACCGCCGCAAGGTTTAAAAGAAGTTGCTATTAAAACTGAACGTGGAACTAAGGTATATAAAGCAGGGCGTGACGGATTAATTAACGTAGATAATTCTAAACACGCAAAACAAATGCAATACGAAGGTTTAGGAATAGCAAGCACTAGCGGCGCAATGGTAGGCGAAGGTTATCCTTGTACCGCGTGTGGTTTTGGCAGTTGGTTTAAAAAGTGTTCGCGTTGTGGACACGAAAATGAGCGAATTATGAAAGATGGCGACTAATGGCAACAGGCGTAACCTCATTAACGTTTAATGAATATCCATATATAACGGTTGCCGAATATAAGAACGCGCCAACAAGTATTGATTACGATAACTTGGTTGTAGGCGGTAACGCTAACGCACAAGACGCTGAACTAGCGCGTGTAATTCTTCGCGCTTCATCTTTTCTTGACGAATATTTAAACCAGAATTTAGTTGCTTCCGCACGAACAGAAACGCAACGAACACGATTTACACCGCAAGGTTTTATTGAACTTCACCCATATCAGTATCCGATTATTTCGTTACAAAGTTTTGAATATGGCGCAGACCCAAACAATTTAGTAACGCTTACTGACCCTTCAACTTGCTGGTTTGAAGAACAACAAATTATTATTCCGATTAGCCAGTTATCGCTGACTTATTCTTCGCAAGGCCCACTTTCTTTTGGCGGTGCTGGTTCTAATAAATATCAAATCTTTACCAAATATAATTACACCGCAGGTTACGTTAATAACGCTATCGCCACCGCAACTGCTGGACAAAGTTCTATGGTTGTTTCTAACGCAACTGGTATTACTGCTGGCAGTATGTATCGGATTTATGATGGCGATAAGAGCGAAACAATTTATGTGGCAAGTAACTACGTTTATGGTTCAACAACTGTTCCTCTAACGTCTGCCTTAACGTATAGCCACGCGGCTGGCGTGACCTTCGGTAACTTACCTACTGCGATTAAGCAAGCAACTATTCTAGTAACCACCGCGTTTCTAAAGGTTCGTGGCGATAACTCTTTAACTATGAATATTACTTATACACCTACCACTAACATTGAAGCGGCTCAACGTTATGGCGGAGATATTGCTCTTGCGCTTGAAATGGTTAGCCTATATAGGAGAGTTCGTTAATGGCAGGTCGCGTAGGCGTTCGGGAAACCTTATTCAAGTTTCTTTCAAATCCACAAATAGAAACATTAAATCAGGTATTAATTTCCTTTCCTAAGCGTATAAATTTTCAAGTTAATAGCCAGCCTGGTCAATTAAGCCGTGCGGCAGTAGTTATCTTTATTCAAAGCGAAAATGAAACACGCCTTGCTATTGGCGGTGCGCATAGCGGTTGGAAACGTGTTGATTATTCCGTTATATTACAAATATTCCACCATAGTCTTCATAAAAATGCCGAGAGCGCTATGATGGATTTTGATAAACTTGTTGATAATATTAAGACAAGGTTACGTTCCGACCACTTCAGTTTGACGTAACCGAGATGGTACAAGCATAAGGAGAACAATGAAATACAAATATAACGGAACAGATGAACGCGTGTTCCCTTCGCTTGGAGTTGTAGTCAAACCGGGCGAAGAATTTGACGCGCCTGATAACTTTAGCGCACCAGATGTGGTTTCAGTTGGTGCGTCTAAACCAGCAATTAAACCAGCCACAGCAACGCCTTTGGCAGAAAAGCAGGAGAGTGAATAATGACCGTACAAGCCTCGGTGCGTTCCTATGTGGGTATCGCAAAAGAAGTCACAAAAGGAACCGCAGTAGCACCAACCGATTTCATACCAGTAGCAAAAGATAGTTTAAAACCAGTAGATGTTATTGACCCACTTTACGATACAGGGTTGCGTGGTTCTAATGTAGTTAATTACAACTATATTCAAGGACGCAAGCGTTCAACCGTAGATTTTGGTGGCGCAGTATTTGCCGACACAATTGGCTATTCTTTGGCTGGAATTATGGGCGCAGTTGCCACAACTGGCGCAAGCGCACCATATACACACACAATTAGTTTGCTAAATTCCTTGACTTCTGGAACAGATACACAGCCAATTTCTTACACTATTACCGATTTTTATGCGGTAAATGTTCGTAGATTTCCGGGCTGCCAGTTCTCTGATTTTTCATTGAAGTTCAACGCTGACGGAATGTTGGAATTTGATACAAAGACCACAGGTTTTTCATCTAGCACAACTAGCGACCCAACTCCGACATTTAGCACTGTTCAACCAACTCCAGTATGGCAAGGAACCGTATCTATTGGCGGTTCAGCAGTTTCATATTCAATGGAAGGAAACATTGATTTGAGCCGCGCTGTAACACCAATTTACGGCATTAGCCAAACACAAGACCCTTATCAAGTATTTCTAGGGCCACTTGAAGTTACAGGAACAGTTAAGTTTATTATGACGGCAGATACCGAATTAACACGTTATCTCACCAATTCACAACCAGCAATTGTTCTTAACTGGGCATACGGTTCTGGTGCGAGCGCAGTTCAAATTCAAGCAACTATTACTAAAGGTGCTTATACTGCCGCCGCAATTGACCGTGGTGATGATTTTGTATCGGTAACAGTAGAACTAAACGGACAAGCAAATGCAACTGACGCAGGTGCGTCTGGTGGTTATTCGCCTATTAAGTGGGTTCTACAAAACGCAAAGGCTTCTGGCACTTACGCATAGCCAGAATAGAAGTGTTAGGGGGTTGGTTGAGTAGGTCGCCTTCCCCTACTCCCACCCCTAACACCCTTTTTAAATAAATCGGAAGGCAACTACGGAAGGAAAGACAAATGGCAAAGAAAGAACTTGTTTTACCAGTAAGCAAAGCAAAAGTTACTTTGAAAGACCCAAAGGAACTCAAAGTAAAAGACCGCAAAAAAGTTTATGCGAACGCCGCAAGTGCCGAACAAGGCATTATGCAAGCGTTATCACTAACTGATGGTCTTATTGCCATTATGGTAGAAAGTTGGGATTTGGAACTTCCAATTCCTTCGGTCAAAATTTCTGTTTTAGATGAAATGGAAATGGCTGATTACGATTTTCTAACAGAACAAACAAAAGACGCACAAAAAGTTTTATTCCCTGCTTTGGCTGAAACAGAAGAAACCACAAAGGACGTTGATAGCCCTTTCGGCAACTCCAACGGTTAAAATGGATACTTGAAGGCGGCGAACGCCACGAAGCCTTTACATATCCAGACGAACAATGGTTTTATTATGTTCTAGCAAAAGAGTTTGGCTGGACACCAAATGAAATTGAAGAACAACCTGCGGCTTTAATTGACTGGTTAATGGCAATATCGGCAATAACGAAAAAGGTGGAAAGTGATAACCTCAAATCTGAAACTGGTTAGAGATAGCGTTACTAAAGCCACCAAATCTATTGACGAAGGCGCACGTAACGCACGTGACGAAATGATGATGACGTTAATCCAATTATCTAAAGAAGAAATTCAAGGGCGCAGACCAAAAGGTGAAAAGGCTACGGCTGGACAACCGCCTATGAATAGAACAGGTAATTTACGCCGTTCAATTCGTGGTGAAAAAATTACAAAAGGTTTTGGTAAATATGAAGCCATTGTCGGACCCACAATAATCTATGGTAGGGCGGTAGAATTAGGTGGTAATTTTGCTCCACGTTCTTGGAAAGGAACTTCGGCTATGCGTGGTTTCCCTTATATGGCACCAGCCTTCAAAAAGTTCCAAGTAATCGCACCTGCCATTGTCCGTAAGCATTTAGCCATAGGCGGTAAGTAATGGCTGGTTTTCTTCCACCTGCGATATTTGAAATTAAGGCTATTGCCGACCAAGCAATTGCGAAGTTTCAAGACGTTAATAACGAACTTGAAAAAATGGAAGGTCAAGCGGCTAAGGCTGGCGATAGCGTAGATAAAATGCAGAAAGTAAGCCGAGTAGCAACTGCGGCTTTAATCGGTATGGGAACAGCGTTTGCTGGTTTTGCGGCTATCGGTATAAAAGAAGCACAAGAAACCGAACAAGTGTTTAATAAGTTAGGTACAACGCTCGGCAATATTGGTATTAATACTGATAAGACCAGAGCGCAAGTTGA